TTAATAGTCATCATGATATTCCCGCTGTTCTGCAAGATTATCGAAACGTGAAAATTGTCCGTTAAACTTTAAGCGTACACGACCGATCGGACCATTCCTTTGTTTACCGATGATAATTTCCGCCACTCCTTTATCTTCAGAATTATCGTTATAAACTTCATCACGATAAATAAACATAATCAAATCGGCATCTTGCTCAATAGAGCCTGATTCACGTAAATCCGAATTTACCGGACGTTTATCCGCCCGTTGTTCTAGGGTTCGGTTTAACTGAGAAAGTGCGATGACCGGCACTTCCAATTCTTTCGCCAAGGCTTTTAATGAACGCGAAATTTCCGCAATTTCTAAAGTACGGTTATCGGAAAATGCCGGTGCACGCATAAGTTGCAAATAATCCACCATAATGAGGCTCAGCCCGCCGTTTTCACGATAAACACGCCGTGCGCGCGACCGTACTTCCGTTGGCGTTAACGCAGAGGAATCATCAATATAAAGATTGTTTTTCTGTTTAAACATACCGAACACGCTACTGATTTTATTCCATTCAATTTCATCCAGCCCTTGACCGGTACGAATTTTCGTTTGATCCACACGGGCAAGGGAGGCGATCATACGCATCATAATTTGTTCCGCCGGCATTTCTAAACTAAACACTAACACGGGTTTATCACTTGCCATCGCAGCATTTTCACATAAATTCATTGCAAAAGTCGTTTTCCCCATAGAAGGTCGAGCTGCGACAATAATTAAATCTGAAGGCTGAAGACCCGCCGTCTTTCTATCAAGATCCGTAAATCCCGTCGTCACACCCGTCACGCCTGAATGGTTATTTACTTTACTTAACGTATCAATGCGTTCAATCGTATTCTGCAACACACTAATAACATTTTGCGGACCTTCACTGGAAGAACTGCGTTTTTCTGCAATAGCAAAAACTTCCCGCTCCGCTTCATCTAAAATGAGTTTGATATCCTGCCCTTTTGGCGAATAGCTTTTTTCTGCAATGCGATTTCCCACGGAAATTAATTCCCGTAAGATCGCTTTTTCTCGAACAATATCCGCATACGCTAAAATATTGATGGCATTCGGCGTATTGTTCGACAGCTCGGCGAGATAAGCAAAGCCTCCCACTTCTTCACTGATCCCTTTATTTTTTAGTGCCTGATCAAGCGTAATCAAATCAATGGGCGATTGATTTCGGGTGAGATCTTCCATTGCCTGAAAAATTGCGCGATGTGCAAAGGTGTAAAAATCATCGGCAATCACTCGTTCAGCAATACCATCCCAATGTTGGTTGCTCAACATAATCCCCCCCAATACGGCTTGTTCGGCTTCAAGGGAATGAGGAGGAATGCTAACTTGTGCGGTTTGTTTATCTGATGAGGTAATTTGTGGTTTCGAGGCCATAGATAGTTTGAAATACAAAAAGAATTGGCGTTTATGATACCGCAAATAGAGAGGAGGTTTAAGAAAAAAGTGCGGTCACAAAAAACAAAGTTTTTTGAACGTTGGCTTTGCCAACGGCTCCGAAGGAGTGAATAAATCACTTTAGTGATTTATGAATAATTTTGAGGAGATTTCCTCGAGTACTTTTTTATTCCTAAATAGAAAAATAAAAAACGGTGAGAAAACCCACCGTTCTTTTTACTCTCATTTGTTCATTACTCAACGATTAAAGTACGGCATACATTAGTATGTTTCATTGATTCATCACCTTGAGTTAATAATACTAAATCGCCAGAGTTTAAGTAGCCTTTTTCTTTTAATAAAGCAATGGCTGTTTGTGCGCCATTTGAGCTACGAGATTCAGCATCACTGAATACCGGAGTAACACCACGATATAATGCACAAAGGTTTAAAGTGTCTTGATTACGGGATAAAGCAAAAATCGGTAAACCTGAGCTAATGCGGGACATCAATAGTGCAGTACGGCCGCTATGAGTTAAAGTAATGATTGCTGCGACACCTTTCATATGATTTGCGGAATACATTGCAGACATCGCAACGGCTTCTTCAATATCATCAAACTCTTTGTCCATACGATGACGGGATACATTGATACTAGGCATTTTTTCCGCCCCTAAACAAACACGTGCCATTGCTGCAACAGTTTCTGACGGATATTGACCGGCTGCCGTTTCAGCAGAAAGCATTACCGCATCAGTGCCATCTAATACCGCATTTGCTACGTCCATGACTTCTGCACGGGTCGGCATAGGGTTACTAATCATGGATTCCATCATTTGTGTTGCGGTGATCACTGCACGATTTAGTTGACGTGAGCGACGAATTAATTTTTTCTGAACGCCAACTAATTCAGGATCACCGATTTCAACGCCCAAGTCACCGCGCGCAACCATAATTACATCTGAAGCTAAAATAATATCATCCATTGCTTCATCACTTGCTACACTTTCGGCACGTTCAACCTTAGCAACAATTTTCGCATTTAAGCCCGCCTGTTTAGCAAGCTCACGTGCATAATTTAAATCGGCACTTGAACGAGGGAAAGAAACAGCTAAGAAATCAACACCGATACGTGCTGCAGTAATAATATCTTCTTTGTCTTTTTCAGTTAATGCATCAGCAGATAAACCACCACCTAATTTGTTAATCCCTTTATTATTTGATAATGGACCACCAACGGTAACTTCTGTGAACACTTTAGCACCTTCGCTTGATAGTACTTTTAATTGAACACGACCATCATCTAATAAGAGAATATCACCGGGAACAACATCTTGAGGAAGAGTTTTGTAGTCTAGACCTACCGCTTCCTGATTGCCTTCACCTTTTGGTAATTCAGCATCAAGAATGAATTTGTCACCAACGTTTAAGAAAATTTTTCCATCTTTAAAAGTAGAAACCCGAATTTTAGGACCTTGCAGGTCACCTAAAATTGCTACCGTTTTACCCAATTTTTTCGCAATAGAACGAACACGATCAGCACGTTCAATATGATCTTCAGGGGTACCGTGAGAGAAGTTCATACGAACTACATTTGCACCTGCTGCAATAATTTTTTCAAGATTGTTATCGCGATCAGTTGCTGGACCCATAGTACATACAATCTTCGTTCTTCTTAGCCTTCTAGACATCATTCTACTCCGTAAATATTTGCTAACTTTAAATACACCACTCACCCAAATATTTTTTGAGCGATATAAATCGGCGCGCATTATACGCCTAAAAGACGCCAAAATCAAAAAAGACTTCCCGACCCCAACCTTCCATTCTGGTTATTTTTTTATCATTTAAAATAGTCATTAAAGAAAATTACTTGTCTTCATAAAAAAAACTGTTTATCATCCACCGCATTCGACGCGACTATAGCTCAGTTGGTTAGAGCACCACCTTGACATGGTGGGGGTCACTGGTTCGAGTCCAGCTAGTCGCACCATATACCCCTTTCATAGCCCTGCGGAACTTAACTCGGGGCTTTGTTTTATCCAGTGTTTACAAGGCTTTTCCGCACTTTCTCTTATCGTAACTTTTCGCATTAAATCGTCTTTGACCGCCGTTTTTAGTAACTACGATAGTAACTATGATATGATCCGCCCTATCTCGTAGTTACTAAAAATAGGATAAACCCAGATATGGCGCGCTTTGCAAAACCTCTTAACAATAAGGTTGTAGATAATTCCAAACCTCAAGATAAACCCTACACTCTCACTGATGGTAACGGTTTATTTCTTCTCATCACGCCTAGTGGCTCTAAAACATGGCAGTTTAATTACTATCACCCCACGACCAAAAAAAGAACAAAGTTTAGTCTTGGCAGCTATCCTATAGTTACTATCGCTGAGGCTCGTAGTTACCGTGATGAATATCGCTCACTATTGGCAAAAGGAATCGATCCGCAAGAATATTTAAAAGAACAAGAGCAAGCCAAAAGCAAACAAAATGAAAATAGTTTCTTGAATGTGGCTCTATTGTGGAAAGAAAAAAGAAGTAAGGAAATTGAACCGCTAACCATGGCGAAAAACTGGGCGAGATTAGAAAAATATATCTTCCCTGAAATAGGTCACTACCCTATTGATGAAATTACCTCACCTCGATTAATTAAAGCCGTAAAACCACTGAATGAAAAAGGGTTTAATGATACCTTACATCGTCTTTTAAACCTTGCCAATCAGATTTTAAACTACGCCGTCACACTGGGCTTAATCCCCTTCAATTCTTGTATTAAAGCCTCTGATGCGTATCACAAAGAACCACAAAAGAATCACCCGGCAATTAAACCGGAACAACTTCCAAAACTCTTAAAAGATTTCCGTGATTCTAATCGAGATTTCCTCACTAAAGTTTTATTCAGATGGCAATTACTTTCAATGGTTCGCCCTGCTGAGGCCGTTTCGGTTGAATGGTCTGAAATTGATTTTAGTAAACAATTATGGACAATTCCGGCAATAAAAATGAAGAAAACAAGACAAGGACAATTTCCCCACACTGTTCCGCTCTCGTCTTTAATGCTTGAAATTTTGGAAGAATTAAAACCTATCACCGGGTATAACAAATTCGTTTTTTCTCACTATAGCAAACCGAATCAATCTGCCAGTAAAGAATTAATCGCTAATGCGTTGAGAAAGATCGGTTATAAAGGGATTCAAGATAGTCATGGTTTAAGATCGATTGCCCGCACCTATTTAGAAAATCAAGCAGTGGATTTTAGACTGGCTGAAAGTTGTCTTGCACACAGAATCGGAGATAAAACAAGTCAAGCCTATAACCGTTATGATTATGTAGAATTGCGCCGCCCGATTATGCAATTATGGAGTAATTTTGTGGAGCAATGTGAAAAAGAAAATGTGTAAAACGTATAATAGTAAAAAATATTTTTAAAAGGTATTCACTTTCTCACTTTGCCTATTTTTAGTTTAAAATCATATGGTTACATAGTAAATAGTGAAGACAAGTATTCACTTTAGGTGTTCACTTTTGGGCTAATTTCATAAGAAAAGTGGCTTTCGCCCCTTCGTTTCATCTTTGCTTGATATAGTTGTTTTCAAATTCTGAGTAGTCTTTGTAGTGAACATTGGAGCGAACTTTCCCCCCAGTTGAACGTGCTGCATTATACTCAAAATCATTTTTATATTGCGCTAATCCCTGTTTTAAAGCACTTGAGAAATTATTCAAGCTCAGTGTGTTTTTTATATTGCTTGCCTCGGCAAATAATAAGTAAGCGGGATAAAGGTGAGTGATCTCATTCCCCATCATTCGGGCATTTCCTATCCACAATCCATTTCTTTCTTTGGTTGTGTAAAAATAACCGCAAAACTCCGTCACATGGTCAGTTTGAATTTTCACACTTAAGGCTTCAGTACTTACTTGTTGAGTTTTTAACGCATTCTTTGCTGTTTCCGGCTGTTCAAAGGTATGAATCAGCTTAAAGATAATTCCCCCTATTTCACGTTCGATTTTTTCCATAAGATTCGGATCACGTTCATTTTCCGGTATGACCTTATCAAAGTGAAATATTACCCGCCGTCTTTCAATCCCGCCGCTTCGTTCCGTAAATCGGGTTGCTTCATTGTTTACAATTAGCACGACTGCCGGAATCACGGCTTTAAATTTAGAACGGTGTTTAGGGTCAATATTTACCGGATCGCCCCCTGTAATACTTTTTAATCCGCCACCATCACCACCATAGCGAGACTGTTCAGGGCAAATAATCAAGGTTTTCCCTACAAAACTCTCCCTCCCGCGTGGTTCGTCTAAATCAATTAATCGACCGCTTTCAGTATTTTGATCACCGGCAAGCATTGTGGCAATATTGGCAAATACCGATTTACCGCTGCCGCCATCGCCCGTTATCTCAAAGAATAATTGCCAGTCGTGGCGATTGGTGAGAATGGCATAAAGTGCGGCCAAAATCGCATTCATTTTTTCATTCTTCCCACCACTGACAAATTCCAACCATTTATCAAAATGCGGAGTATCTTGCGCTTGATTAAGATAATCATGCGGAATATAAGAGGTTAGCCAATTTTCTCGGCAATGCGGCAAAAATTCCAATGTGGCCCGATTAAATGTGCCGTTATTGAATGCAATCAGCTCTTTGACTTGTGTTCCCATTTTTGGCGATTGAATTTTAATCGTATCAATAATGCTTTCAATGGTGCGCGCACTATAATTAAAATCTTGTTCATCAAAGAATGCCACCGCTTTATCAACAAACTCATATTCTTCCACCATCTGCCATCTTATGCCGTCATAGTGATAAAGTTTGCGATCTTGCGTGCTTAAGGCTAAATCCATATTCAACCATCTACTTAAAGCACGGGCTTTTTTATTCGTGCCGTCTTTCTCTTTCAGTTTTTCCGGTGCAATTTTATCCGCCAAATTGACCGCACTTTTATCTGTGCGTAAGCGTTGAATATAATCGCTTAAATCTTCAATCTGTTGTGCGGCTGAATCAAAGAGATTCACTTCTATTGCATCGGTATATTTTGCAAGATTGCGGCAAATAGCCGTGATTTCTTCTTGAGTTAATTCACCATATTGAAAGAATTTAATGAGCTGTTGATCTTCCCTTGCAATGCGAGTAGAAGAAATATGTTCAAGCTGTTTCTCAGCAAGAATCACGGGCTTTTGACCGGGTTCTAAACCTTTAATCAACGTGCATAATAAGAGCCATTCTTCCCCTTTGCCATTATCCCAGGCTTGCCAAGCTTTACGCCCGGCAAGGATAATTAAATCGGAATAAGGCTCATTCGGCTGATCCGCAAGGTGAGGTGCATTAATTAATCGTGCCATTGTATGCCCCCATGATTTCAAGCCCATCTTTTGAAATTGTCATAAGTCGCATATCTGCCGCATTTTGTAATGTGGTCAATATGTCAAGAATGCTTTCGGCTGCGGCAATCATTAAGCCCAGTTTCACCATTTCTTCATCGCTTAATGGTTTTTCCGATAAGCGTGCTTTTATTGCTTCATCTTTCAATTCAGTAAAATGAAGTCGGAGGAAAAGCAGCTCATTTCTTGCCTTCGTCAATTCGTTGCGCTGTGCTTCCGGCATTGTGTTAAAGACGACTGAAAGCTCTTCTATGCACGACATAACATAAGGAATCGGGCTGACATTCTCGCCGTTAAGCTGTCTTATTCTTGCTGTCAGTGCGGTTACTTCCGTTTCGTTGAGATTGTTCATATCTATGTTCATTTTGTGCCACCTTTTTAATTTGTTTGAAAGTTTGTTCGATACATTGTGAATGATGAAGGCATACGATAATTTGATGCCGTAGTACATCGTCTTGAATGTTTTCCGGCTCACCGGCTATCGCCAATATCTGATTATTTAAAATCATCTGGTCATATAGCCCACGTTCACAAATAGCGATGAGTTTGTCGCTTGTTTTACTGTTCATCGTCCACCACCTACCGCTGTTCTCGGCTTTCTAATCGTTGCAGCTTTCTTAATTTGCTCGATTGAATTTACCAACCCGTTATAGTGGCCGTTATGCAAATAATCTTCGGCAAAAGCTAAAAACTGCTTAATGCGTTTCACCGATTTTTCTAACTGCTCCGGCGTTGGGGTGTAGGGTGCTTCAAAAGGTTTAACGGTTTTAGACTTTTTCATCATTTCCCCCTGTGTGCTGAATTTCCACCGTCGCTACATCACGATAACTAAAATCATCGTTATTTGATTCAATGTAGGCTTTGATTTCTTCTGCCCGGGCAAGGGTTACGCCTTCTGCACAAATAAACGTGCGCCCGTCTTGGTAGTGTAGGATTACGTTATTCATTGCCTTTGCCCTCTAGCAGTTGAATTGCTTTCTCTAGGTAATCAGTGATCACTTCTGCTACATCACTCTCTACCTTGTCTCTTGTTGTTTCTGACAAAAGAATTGATACGCCACGGGCTTTATAGATTGCCTCTTTAATAGCTGAAATTTGTTCAAAGGATAGATTACTCATCGCCTTTTCCTCCCTGTTTGATTGCCTCGCTTAATTTGTCATAGCTTTTATTGGCATTTTGTAGCAAGGTTTGAGCCGTCCATAAGGTATTAGCTAACACTTCATTGCTTACTGAAATTTCATTATTCACTGCAATATCAGCGTTTAAATAATCAATAATGGCTTGCGCTTGTGTAAGGTGTTGATGGAGATCATCTTGTAGGCGGTTAATCATTTTTCACCCCCATTTCTGAAAGTGAAAGGGCAATAGATACACTTGGGGCGGTGTTTCCGCTTGGGGTTTGAAAGGGTTTCATTTTGAATTGTCTCGTTTGTTTAGTAAGTAAAGAATTATCGCCCTTAGTAGGGAGCGATAAGGGTTCAACTGCTACAAACGAATAGCCCGTGTTATTCGTGCATAAAGCCTTATTTCCACGTGTCGCCCTTACCGCAAATTCGATACTTTTCGGGCGCTGTTCGCCTTGAGAAGTGTAAATTTGAGATAAAAAAATACCGCATAGATAAGGGTTGCGGTTGCCCTCGTTTGTAGTAGTGCCACAGATACTACCCATCATCACAAAACTTTGCAAGCTGTGATTTTGTTCAGGGGAAAAAGTGCGGGCGTTTTGAAGGTTGATTTTGCCGGCAAGGATTAAAACGAACTCTCGGGCTAAAACAGCACGGGCTTGTTGTTCGCTGTCAGCATTAATGCGGATTTTTTGGATATGATTGGTTAAATCGGTGCGACGTATAGCCGCAAAAATGAATTGATACATTTGCGTAGATTCCTTTATGAAATTTATAGAATCTACCGCTAGACTTTCCACGGTCTAATTTGGCGGTAGAACGTAACGAGGTGGAAAAACTGCTCATAAAGGAAAACAGTCAAGGGCGAACCTTGCTCATTACGTCCTACCATTGAGAGAATAGTAGCCAACGCATTTTTGCGTCCGCTATTTTCTTTAGGTGTGCGCGTATGTTACGCATAAAAAAACACGCTGTGGCGTGCTATGCGCCTTTATGAAACTCAGCTTTCCACGGCTGGCAATCTCTTTTTCAGACTGCCTTTTTACTCTATGCCTATCGTGGGAAAGTGTCAAGCGGTAAATTATTTTGGTTTTTGTTTATCCGGCAAAACTAAAAGCGATAATCAAAAGGCTGATAAACATTAAAAATTCGATGATTTCTTCTAGCATTTTGCCCCCTATGCCGCCAACTGCTCGCTTAAATAACGCTGGCTTAATTTCTGCAACTGTGCCTTGCGTTCTTGATAGCCGGTATCAAGCTCAATCAGTGCGGCGTTGGTGGCTTGTAGTGTTTTCAATAAGCGAAGTTGCGCCACATTGAAATAATCCCGCACGTTGCCTTTAATCCCTTTGAGAGCTTTCCATTTGCGAACGTTTACCCCAAGCACGAGGCTGTCTAACATCTCTTGCTCTTGGCTGTAATGATAGGGTTTAGGCGGTGTGCCGTTTCGTTGCAACCGTGCTTTGATTGCATCTGTCATTTCTCGGTTTCTGTCGATACTTTCCAACCGTTCAAGGGTTTTGGCTAAGGTGTTCCGATAAACCTTTGGCGCAACCTGTTTGAGCTGTTTCTCTGCCTCGATAAAGTGCTGTCGGATAGCACGCCCGATTTCGTTTTTCTCCATTAAGCAAAGGTGCTTAGCGGTGTCTAGGGTGATGATGTAATCCGCTCGATTATGTCCGCCTCGGGTTTCTTTTTGCTCACCCATTTTGTTGCGCAAAAAACAATCAGATTCTTCGCTTGTCAATTTTGGCAAATCAATGGCGGAATTTTGAATAATCACAAAATCTTGATTTTCAACAAAGCCAGCTTGTTTAATTCGGGCTTTTATCCACATTGAATAGTGCCGTTTAGATTTTAAAAGTCGGTGAACATCTCGGGCATTAATTCCTTCTACTCCCTCAAATAAATTCAAAGGGTGAGCAAGTAGGGCGGAGATTTCGGTTTTGGCTTGTTTAATGTTCATAATCCCCTCCTTAAACTCGTGCGGCTTCTTTATCCGCTATCCATTGATCAATCTCGGCTAAATTCCAACGGATATGATTTTGAGAAAGTCTGATAGGTTTTGGAAAGGTTGGATCATCACGCATCAAGCCGTATAACTTTGTACGTTTACAGCAAATGCGGGTCATTACATCATTTGTACTGCCCCATATTGGCTTAAAGGTTTCTTTATTTTCGATAGGATTCATTTTGTACTCCCGTAACTTGTTTTTTGATTTCGTTGGGTTTCGTAACGTTACGGGAGGTATTTTAGAAAGGTAAAAATGAAAAACTGGAAAATTCCAGTATTTTCCAGAATTTTCCAGTTTTGAAAGGTCGTAAGATTAAGATAAAACTAATTATCGAGTTCTACACCATCTACCCAATTTTTTAAAGTCTTGCCAGTAGGTAGGTGTTTAGTTAATCCGTGTAATTCAAAATCTTTTTGAATTTTACCATCACGGCTTCTTTCACTCAGATTAGGATCGTAAATATGCGCACGAGGATTTTCAGCAACTTCTTCTCCGTAATGGATTTTAAGCAAAGACTTTATAAAAGCATTCTTCTTATTTTCGGATTTTGTGGATGACTTGGCAATTCTCTTTTCAATTAATTCTGATTGCATTTTTGTGATAATACTGTCTTTTTTTATCAATTCATTTTTTAAATGATTTATTTCGGCTAATTGATTACTTGTGTCTGTAAATACATCTAAAAAATGTAATAATTCTTCATGAATTATTTTTATATCATCCAAATATATTTTATTTTTATTTATCTCAAAAGGGAGGTAAAAATAAAGTTGTTCATCTTTATTTATTATTATTTTTTCCACTTCGTCTATAAATCCTTGTGAGATTAACTTTTCAATATTGTATTTTTCAAAGTTCTCTACTGGTAAAGGAAAGTAACCAGAAAATAGAACATTATTAAACCTTTTTAGCTCACCTGAGAAAAGTTTAATTAAATCATTATCTATAAAATAATCTTCAAGGTAAAAATTACTGTTCAAAATGATAGTGATATCAAAATAGATATTATTTAGGTCAATTCTGATTATTTCAAAGTCTTCAATAAATTTAATCTTGGCATTGCACGCTGATTTACTAAAATTCAAAAAAATTTCATCATTTCTTACCATTAAAGGATTTATTTCTTTTTTATTGATTTCATCGACTTTATTTAATCCGCCATCCAAAAGAATTGAAGCCTGTAAATCACCATTTTGGATATATTCCCATAAATCCTTTTCTGAAATCGTAATATTGTGATTAAGAGAAATGTATTTTACTGCATCACTAATTGAATATACCTTTTTAGGTAGATATTTTAGATTTGACATAAAACGCCCCTTTCGCATTTTCCCTTATGATAGGAACGCACCAACAAGATAAGGTGTCTTGCTTTCGGGAGCTACCCTAGGTGCGTTGATTTGGTTATTTAATTTTTAAGTTTACGTTAATATCTAAATCTCGGCTTTTGCCTTCCGCATCGGTAAAAGTGGCTTTACCTGTAATAATTCCATTCAAATTAATAGATTCATTTGCTTGTTTTGCTAATCTTGCTTGAATAATAGGACGTTCGACCTCTTGTCTTAGGTTAGAGATATATTCGTCATAACGTTGATCTTCTAAGCTGTAGTTCGGTTGTCGTTCCGACCATACCACATAGGCAATAATACAAGCTATCAGTACACCAAAACCAATGCCTACATTTACCCAACCTATTTTGTTAAATATCCCAAGAAGAATAACACCACCTAATAGTGCACAAAAAAATAAGAAAACTTGAAAGCTAAATTTGATGAAATCTGCAAACATTTCTCCCCCCTGATGCGATGAACTATTATTTAATTTATAACAACTCACAATACAATTTATTCTAAATCAATAAGCTACGATAAGCTACGGCTATTTATCAAGATTAGGGACTGTTGTATAATAGCTGTGCTTTCATTATTGGCATATAATTAAAGCGCTCTAATGGCGGTGAGCTTGAAAAAGTAAACCGCCCGATTGAAAACCAAAACATTTGATAACGAATATTGGCAATGAGCCAAGTGCGGTTAGTGGGATCATTTTGGTTATATCATGTTTTCCTTGATGAAAATAAAAGCCCGTAGTGATTACGGGCTTTTGTTCATTTAGGCATTCTTTCTTTCAGCTCTTTTTTAAATGTTTCTTCGGTGATTCTCAATGCTTCGGCTTTACCTGTTTGTGCGCCTTTTTCCATATAATGGCGGCCTTTCATTTTAACCGTGCCATATTCCACCATCCACCAATAGAAAGGATCTCGTCTATCTTTGGTATTTTCGCCGACTCTCGCCATTCTTTGACCTTTAGGACGCATTACTCTTATTCTTGTGATACCGCTTAAACCATCTTTGGCAACTTTGGTTTTATGGCGAACATTATTTTTTATTGTGCCTTTTTGGCGAAAGTCAGTGCTTTTACTCATCACCGGTACTTTGGATTTTATTGATTTTTCAAGCGATTTTGCACCGGCATTTAATGCCCTTCTAATTGAGGGTTTTACGGCTTTCTGAGTATCTTTTACATAACGTTTAATATTTCGTTCAAGCTCTTTTAAACCTTGTACTTTCACTGACATTTTATTTACTCCAATAATAAAAAAGAGAATAAAGCACGAACGCATAAGCGAGCATGTTTAGTAACTCTATATTCATAAATCTATCCCGTTAAATTGTTCCAATGCCTGTTTATGTTCTTCTGATAATTCAAAAATCAGATCGCCATATTCAAGTTGATAAGTGCCGAATGACATTAAGAAAGCCACTGCCGGATCGATTTTGTTTGCTGCCTTTTTCTTATTTGGCTTTATGTTGGCGTTGGCATCGGTTTCCATCACTACATTTGATAACGCCCAAGCAAGCACCGGATCGCCGTGGTGTTCTATCACTTGGCGATTAATCAACACTTCCGCACTTTTTGCCACCGGGCTAAAGCGTTGATAAGTTTGTGGGAAGGGTTCAACCTCAAGCCCCGCCGCCTGTAATTGTGTTCTAAGGTGTGTGGCGTTCCATGCGTCAAAACCAATCATTTTGATATTAAAGTTTTCGGCATCTTTTAAAATATCGTCTCGGATTTTGTCATAGTCGATACAGTCGCCCTCTGTGGCAATAAGCCAACCACTTCTCACCCAGTTTCGATACATGGCCCGATTTTTATTTGCCACGTTGTTAAGCTGAAATTCGGGGATATAATGCCGGGTAAGTAACCGCACTTTTTTCCCTTGTGGGAAGGTATAGCAAAGGCTTGTTAAGTCGTTCGTACTGGATAAATCCAACCCTAAATAACAATCCTGATGTAATAAATCGCTTTCTGTGTAATTTCTTGCACATTGCGCCCAGTTTCCCTCACCTAGCCACGGTGTTGTTCCCTGACACCATACATTAAAGCGTTTAGTGAGCATTTCTACCCATTCGGAAGGAATCCCACGGGCTTTTTTAATGGTGTTCTCAAAATCAAGGTAAGGAATGGATTTTCCTATGTTCGGATTGGCTTTTATCCAGTTTTCCGGCTTGTCGATTTCGTTTTCTTCGTCTAACTCAAAAATCATAATAAACAAGCTGTCGTTCTGCTCGTTTCCTTCAAGAATCTGTACGCAGTAGTCGTAGTGCTGCTTGCAAGCGGAAATAACGTTACTTCCTGCAGTGGTGATAGCAAAGAGTAAACCTTCGGGCCGTGCGCCTTGCCCTAGTTCCAATGCACTATAAACGCTGTTATCGGGGTGTAGGTGATATTCATCAACAATCGCAAGACTTGGGTTTGTGCCTTCAATAGTGCTTGATTTTGCCGCCAAAGGGCGCATTAAACTGTTTGATTTTGGATTAATGAGTTTGTGCTGTTGGATATTGAGCCGTTTCTTCAACGGTGCAGAAAGTAAGCACATTTGCCGGGCATCATCAAAAACAATTCGGGCTTGATCTCGGCTCACTGCTGCAGTGTAAATATCTTGCTGACCTTTTTCCATAATGAGAAACCAGTTAGCCAACACTGCCGCCACTGTTGATTTTGCATTCTTCCTAGCCACCTGAATATAAGCAGAACGATATTTTCTTAATCCGGTATCTTTCCATTTAAAGCCTAAAATATTCGCAAAGAGGAACACTTGCCAATCTGAAAGAATAATCGGTTGTCCTCGCAAATGCCCTTTTACATGCGGGCATAATTTTGAGAAAGCGAGGAATTTTTCAACCGCACTTTTATCAAAGAAATAATTGGGGTTTGCTAAATCCTCAAAATAACGGGCTACGGCTTGTTTTATCTTTCGGCAAGCCACTATTTCACCGGATTGAATTTTCTTTGCGTAGTCGTGCCAGATTTCCATTTTTCACCTACATTGTGAGGATTTCATCTAATGCGTCTGTGGTTTCCGTTTCTACCGGATTTTTGCGGCGGCTGACCGGGTCAAAACCTAACAAGGAAGACATTTTAATCATCACCTTTTCAGCATCGGCTTTTGCTGAAAGTGCCGGATTGCGTGATTGTGTGCCTTGACTGTTTACAATCGAAAAGCCATTTTTAGCAATATCGGCTACCGCACTGCGGAAAAGGGAATAATTCACGCAATAAAGTTCAAGGTGAATTAAATCGGCTTCTTGTATATCCCCACGTTCTAAAAGTTGATTGATTCGTGCTTTCCATGCGTTTTTAGCCACCGGATCTAAAAAGCTCGGTGGATTGTGTGTGGTTTTCTTTTTTGTTGTCATTCTATTTCCTTTTAACGAATCCATTTTTGGTTTGGTTAAAATCATCTGCGTAAAATTCCGCTGACGATAATTTTAGGTAGGCTCAAAATTGAGCTCACCTTTAACCGGTCCATTTTTGGTCTTGTTGACCTCCTCAAATTTGAGGAGACCGATTTCCTTATTTTCAAAAAAATTGCCGTGCGTAAAAATTGAGTGGGGGGGGGGGCGGTTCTTAGCGGAAGGGCTTTTCTTTCAAAAAACTCCCCCCACCCTGTCTATCTGATTATTTCTTAAACAAAACTCAAGTTTGAGGTTTGCCTATTATTTAATCAGGTGTTCGTGTTATACGAATGCCTTAATCGTTTCCATATGGTAACAGTTGCGATATCGAAACAGTTCAACCGTGGTCATTATGACCATAGTTCAGTTGTAGACATATGACCACAACTGATTTACTTCTTCGCACCATAACCACGCTTATCTATCACTCTTGTCTTATAGCTGTGGCAATCACGACATAAGGATTGATGGTTACTTGCTACCCAAAACAACGGATCGGCTTGTCCGTTCTCTACTGGCTTTATATGGTCAATCACTGTTGCGGGTGTGTAGATTCCTTTCTCTAAGCACATGACACAAAGCGGGTTATGCTTTAAGTATTGTGTGCGGTACTTCGTCCACTTGTGATTGTAACCACGCTGACTTGCCGGCAATCGGTTATCTTGTTTATTCTGTTGATGTTCTTCACATCGTCCGCTTTTCACTCGGTTACGACAACCGGGAAAAGAACATCGTCTTAACGGTTGGTATGGCATAGATTCACCTTAGTAGGCGCAAGGCTCTCTATAGACTTCCCATAATGCACTAATACCCATTGGGACAGGTCGCATAATAGTAGGTGAATCCGTAACGGCTTCACGGTTTGCATAAAGATAGGCAATATACATTAAGCAACCAATCTTAATCGAATGATAGAAAGGGACTGTTTTGTCCGTTTCCTCATCGGCAAAGGTTTTCCCGATATGGCGTTGTGCGACTTCAAGTGCTGCCGCTTTATAACTTTCAATCAAGGAATCATCGTAATCGTGATCTACGTTTAAATGCGCCTTGATTTCCTCAAGACTGATTTCAATGTTCGCCATGGGCTTCACCTTCCTTACACATTAATTGCAGCTCTCTGTGCGATTCTTTGCTATCAATCACCGAATAAATATCAAACAAACGTTTACCATATTTAACCCGCATTTTATTGGTTATCCCTTCTTGGTAACGAATGCGAATTCTTATAATGTTTTCACCCATCTGAAATGGGCCGCTAAAATATTCTCGCCCTTGTAATGGTTCAATACTTGCCCGCACTTCTACGACATTCTTCCAAATGGGTGTTGATGCGCCGTAGGTATTGTTCTCTCGTTCCTTTTTGTAGTTACGTTCTTGAATGGTGATCACTTTGTTGTAAATACCGGCTCTAATCATTCTCGCCATCGTTTACTCCTGCTTTCTGATTTCCACCATCACCACGCTTAACTTCTACTGTTTGCTTCCATGCTTGGCTAAATTCATCACCACCAGCATAAGGCGGCAAACCTTCACGGCGGCGCACTTCATTCGGTGACATCACGCCCGCTTTAATGACCACGTCGTAACTTTTGAACCGTTCACTTTGACTAGTTCGCAAAAGATCGCTTGTGTCAAACTCAACCAAATAACGCTTTGAAGAATTGACCGTTAAATCAATCATCAATGCGTCCTTTAATTGCTGTTCAAAATTAGTGAGCCACGGGCGCAAGGTTTGAGATAAAAATGCTCGGCTTGCCTCGCTGAAGTTGGCATAGCTACTATTTGAATAGTCTTGAAGAAAAATCGGGCTGATATTGTAGATTCGGGCAATATCGGAAATAGTAAACGTGCGGCTTTGTAACCATTCCGCATCTTGGTTTGTCATACCGAGTTGTTTATATTCCATTGAACCTTCAAGAATTGGAGTTTTTCCCGCATTCTTCGCCCCTTTGTAACGTTCAAGGGCTTTGACTGCTTTCTGTGCTTTCGCTTCGTCTAACCACTCGCTTGTCGTGATTAAACCACTCGCCATTAATCCGTTTTTCATAATGGCTGATCCGTGTTTCTGTTGGGCCAATCCTAAGCCTACGGTTTCACGGCAAATTGTCACCGGCGAACGCCCCATAAATCCATCAAGAGAAGAATGGCGCAAATGCAAGATTTCATCTTGTAGATAATTTGTTGTCTTACCGTCTAAATCAGTGATTTGATAAATATATTCACCACCGACTTTACGATAAATATTGACCGCACTTGGCGGATAAGGCGTTAGGCTAATCGGCTCGCCCTTACTATTCCACTCAATCACCGCATACGCATTACCACTTAACAAGCAATGGCGCATCATCGTGTATTTGAATATATACGGGGTTTGGCTGCGATTCGGCATTTCATTTAATAAATAATCTACCGGGTGCTTATAAATTCGTTCTCGGCCATCGTCTTTTAATCGATACAAATAACAAGGCATACTCGCCACCGCTTCGGCAATCACCGTGACCGCATTCATCACTGCGGGTAAGGCTTCGGCAGTTTGTGGGCTGACAAATTCCCCTGCACCGGTATTAGATACGCCTAAGTAAGAAAGCAGTTCATCAATAGCAACGGGTGCACTACGTTGTTCTTTTCGTTTGAATGGATTCCACATTATTCACACTCCACCACATCAAGCCATTGTTTAAAAAGTGCGGTCGGTTTTGATTGTGTTTTTGCCTTTGCCTCGTTCATCGAACGTTTCGCAATTTCTACGCTACTTTCCGGATATGCCGGAATGCTTGTTACGGTGATCTCAAAGAGTTCCGCTTTACTTACCGTGCGTTGATAAGGTTCAACATCAAAATCCCATATTTCCTCTTTGGCCCAAAAACCGAAAGACATGCCGGAAATATCGCCTCGCTCTACGCTAATTAATAAATCTTTCCCGAGTGTGGTTTCAGGCGGTGTCAACTCAAAACGTAAACCAATATTATCTTCTTCAAGTTTTAATGTTCCCGCACTGGTGCGCCCTAATAGTTTTGTGTGATCGTGTTCAAATAACGCTCTCACATCATCACCACCGCTTAAACTCTCTGTAAAAGCATTTGGGCTAAACTGTTCGATAAAATCGCAATATAAGACTTCTGAAGGGCTATTCCAGCGAACCACATAACCGACTAACTTTTGATTTTCTTTATCCGTTGAAAGTGTGGCTGAACGGATCTCAAATTCTTTGTTCATATACAACCTATTAAGCAAAAAGGGGCTTTCTCGCCCCTTATGGTTTATGCTGTGGTTTCAATCAATTTAATTGCGTTAGAATCGACTACGCCACCACCTAAATATTTATCGGTGTGGACTTTATAAAATCCCGGTTCGGTTAAATTATCCGGGCGGGTTCTTACGCCTGTTTCATGATCCACAATGAAATAACCTCGTTTGAAGTCACCAAATGCCACCACCGGACTATTAGCCCCACCCGCTGGCATCGTTTCAAGGAAATAAACCGGACGGCCTAAAAGGGTAGAAGGTGCATCAACGGTTAAACCATCACGCCAAATAAAATCCCCGTTTTTGTTTTTGAGTTTCTGCAATGCGGCCGCAATGCTAGAAGACATCACCCAAACGGCATTTTTACGGTATTTGCTATGAAGGGTATAGAACAAGTCAATCAGCGTGTCAGCGGTGATTTTATCTGCGCTAGCCACCTCTAATTTTTGTAATTTACCAAAGGCGCGCACTTTATCATTTTCGGTTGTGCGCTCATAAGTGAGTAAGCCTTTTGATTTTTTAGAACCATCGCCGGAAGTCAAATCAACCTCTTCGGTTTCGGTGAAGGTTTCAGAAATTTCATCAGTCAGCCAACCTAAAACATCAATGCTTGAGAAGTCTAAAATCTCTTGCGTGGTTTTCGGATAAGCATAAATGGAATTTAGTGCAATGGTAACTTCATGAAGTTTTGGCGTAGCTGTGCCGTTACGGGCTACGCCTTCCTCACCATGTTCCACAACAGCACCACCGGCAGAAACTAATTTTTTGTACTCTTTCACACCGATAGGCAAACGCACCACATTACAAATCTGGCGCATTACGCTGTCATCGGTTAAGCGTTTCATCACTTCTTTGTCTAACTGTGGGATAACGGAATAGCCGCCATCTTCCCCGTTGGTCGTGGTTAGATTACGCAATTCACCAGTTTTAATGTAATGGCGCAATTCGTCATTACTGAATTGTCTTGCGCTACGTTGTTCGACCGGATTTGCATTGCCGGCAAGGTTACGTTCTTCATCGGCTACGGCTTCATAACGGGCGATTTCATCAGTTAATTGATTAATTTCACCTTTTACCGCTTCAAAGTTTGCGGTTTCCGTTTCATTTAAAGAACGATTTTCTTTTTCTGCTTTTTCAAGCATTGCACGCATTTCTGCGACTTTAGCTGCCTTTTGTTGGCGTAGTTCTAAAAGTTTTTTAAACATAATTTTCTAATCCTTAATCATCATAAGAGACGGCAAATTGAACCGTTGCACTAATCCAGGTTGCTTGCTCTTCGTCATAGTCATAACGGTAACCTTTTAAAGAAATATCATTTAAAAAGTTAAATTCACCATTACGGATAGCAAGGCGGATTGATTCGGCAATATCATCTAATTCACCTTCCCCGCTATTCGGTTTTAGGTAAATAGCAATGTTCAAGAGTGCATCAAATTCACCATCACACATTGATACTTCTTGCACGCCAATATCTTCTAAGTAAATAGATAATGCCGGGCATTGTTCCGCTGCATTTAATGCGACCAATCGACCATTAAAGAAACGGCTGATTTTATTCTTCAACAAGGGAGTTAAAACACTGATAACTTCAGTTCTAATCTGATCGTGAATAATCAT